CCTTACGTCATCGAGGAATCGACCCGTTCCGACGCATTTTTGCAGTCGGGTGTGGTGCAACCGATGGCCGAGCTAAATACTTCCGGCGATGGCTCAGGAGACTTTGTCTCCGTGCCTTTCTATAAGGCAAACCTTTCAGGAGACTTTGAGGTGCTGACCGACAGCACGTCATTGACACCAGGCAAAATCGAGGCAGATCGCCAGATCGGCGTATTGCTTCGTAGAGGCAGGGCCTTCGAGGCAAGAGACCTTGCGGCATTGGCATCTGGCTCCGACCCCATCGGAGCGATTGGCCAGAAAATGGCCCGCTATGTAAACCACCAAAAGCAGAAGGATCTTGTTTCCTGCTTGTCTGGTGTGTTCGGCTCGCTGAATGACAACTCTTCCAGCAGTGCTTTCTTTGGCCTGTGTTTGGATTCTGAGTCTGGCGACACACCGACCTCACTGACGCCTAGCCACGTCGCTCGTGCTAAGAACCTCTTAGGCGATCAAGGCGACAAGTTGGCTGCTGTGGTCATGCACAGCGCGACTTATTACGAGCTTGTCGAAAGGCGTGCCGTGGATTTCGTCGCGGCAGGTGATACCGCTGGTGGCGCAACCGCAAGCGGCGGTTCGATTGCGGGTGCCTTTGGTAACCCCACTGTTCCGGTCTTTATGGGAATGCGGGTTGTGGTCAGCGATGACGTGCAAACCCACGGAAGCGGCGCTTCTAAGGAATACGCCGTTTACTTCATGACCCAGGGCGCTGTTGGCGGTTCTGAGGTCACTGCGCTCAGGACCGAAACTGATCGCGACATATTAAGTTTGTCAGACGCGCTTGCAATTTCGCTTGGGTACTGCTACCACCCGATCGGTGCCAAGTGGGGCGTGACCACGGTCAACCCGACTCGCGCTCAGCTGGAAACCGTGGGCAACTGGTCGAAGGTGTACGAAACCAAGAACATTGGTATCGTCCGCTCGACCGTTGTTAGCTCCCTTGATTAACCCAGGAGGTACTAACCATGGCATCCATTTTTGAGGCAACAGCGGGCAAACTCATTGGCCCGACCACTGGCGGCACTGTGACCCAGGCCACCAACAAGACGACCGGCGTGACGATTAACGCTGCATCCGGTCAAATCACCATGAACGGCGCTGCCCTTGGTGCAGGCGCTGAAGCCACTTTCGCTGTGACCAACAGCGAGGTGGCTGCAACAGATGTTGTCGTTGCTGTTCACGGCTCTGCCGGAACTGCTGGCAGCTATTTGGTGCAGGCAAGCACGATGGCGGCAGGTTCTTTTAACCTGACCGTTTCAAACGTGACTTCTGGGTCGCTGTCAGAGGCGATCGTCATCAACTTTGTTGCGCTCAAGGGCGCTTCTAGCTGATGGCTTTGTTCGCTTTTAAGCGACTTAGGGAACAGCAGGCTGCCGCGCAAGCGGTGGCCTCTGCCCCTGCTAAGACTGAACCCAAGACCACCACCCGCAAGGCCAATGGCAGTAACAATCGTCGCAACAGCGGGCGGGGCAAGCTCGAACAGCTACATGACGCTGGCGGAAGCTGATGCCTACGTTGACGCCATGGTGCTGGGCACTGATGCAAACAAGTGGGGCTCAGGCAACACTGATAGTCGCAACCGTGCTCTGACAGCTGCCACACAACGGCTTGACCGCGAAAGATTTTTAGGGGCCAAGGCAACCGACACGCAGGCGCTTGAGTGGCCGCGTACAGGTGTCAGAAAGCCTTCGACATATATCAATACTTACGCAACGGGATTTCCGTTTCGTATTGCCGATGATTTCTTTACCGATACAGAGATTCCGTCGCAGATTAAACACGCTCAGATTGAGCTAGCGGTTTACCTGCACAGCAACAAAGACGGCATCAGCCTGGGCGGCCTTGAGGACTTCAAGAGCATTCAGGTGGGCAGTATTTCGGTTGTGCCTGATAAGACCGGTTCAGTGGGAGCTGATCGCGTGCCGCCCATGTTTGAAAGATATCTGCACAGCCTTAGAATCAGTGGACCAGGCAACATTTCTGTCAAACGGAGCTGATCCAATGCACATGGGCTGCCAAGGTGAATCAATCACCGGAACAGATGCAAGAACGGGGCGCTTTGGGGCGATTCAGTTCAAAGAAGATACGGTGATCAATGCAATCACTGCGGCTAGCTATACGGGCGACTCACTCGCTGGGGAAACCTTTGTAGCTCGTACTGTTATCTACGGCGTGTTTACTAGCATCCAGCTAACCAGCGGTGCTGCAATCGCTTACAAGCTCTAATGGCTCTTGGTGACATCCTGGCGGCAAAGCTGGCCCCGATTATCGGGGGAACGGTTCTTGGCGGTGATGTCACGATCCGCTTTGTGAGTGGCAGCAGCTACAACGCCACGACGGGCACGGTCACGGAGACTGAATCAGACACAGCGATTAAAGGTGTTGTTAGTGAAGTGGCGCTCCGTGAGGCCAACCAGCTGATTCAAGCGGGCGACAAAAAGTTAACCATCTCGGCGGCAGATGTGGCTAGCGCACCAGAGACCAAAGACCGCGTGGTGATCAGCAGCATTGTTTATCAGATTGTCCAGGTGGACAAGCAAGAGCTGAATGGTGTGGACATTGCCTACGACCTTTATTTGAGGGCCTAACGATGGCAAAACAGATTAATTTTGATCAAGTTGACGACTACTTAAACCAGCTGGGGGACTTTTATGCGCAAAGCACAGTGTTTGAAGCCGACAAATCGTTAAAAAAAGCAACGCCAACGCAAACCGGCAGGTTGAGGGCAAGTTGGCAGATCGGTGAAAACGCCATAAGTAACAAATCAGAACCACCCGGTGAATATTCGGCGGCTAAAGGAGGAAGCATCCCTAAAGCTAAGGGCATTAACTACCAACCAGGCACTGAAACAATTGGCAACGTTTACAACGTTCACAACGCCGTGGAATATGCCGAGCCGGTCTGCATGGGCACCGGCCTGCCACCTTCATGGGGCGACGACTTCAAGACCACGCAGGGCACTGTTGAGGGCTTCCCCGAAATCATCACCAAAGAATTGCAGGTTGATTCGCAAAGGCGTTTCAACGATGCTGTTAAAGATGCTCAAAGGAAAGGCAAGATCTGATGGCAGCTGCAGACCTCAACTCAGTGCGGGCCACGATCGAAGGGCGACTAGCCACTGAGCTAGCGAGCAGCCCTGCGATTTCTGTGGTCTTTCAAAACATGGCTTTTGAGCCCACGCCTAACAGTTCATTTGTTCAGTGCTTGACAACCTTCGGGGCCAACCAATACCTAAGCCAAGGATCTACAACTAATTGTCAGAACCGGATCGTAGGCCTTACCGTGTTTAACATCTTCAGCGGTAAAGGCGTTGGTCCTGGCGCGAACTTGGTGATTGGTAAACGAATCCGAGACCTTTACAATAGAGAGATCGTGTCGGGGGTTTTCTTCGACGCTCCTAACGGCCCCGAGGTACTGGCTTCACCAGTTCCAGAGGGTTACTTTCAAACACGGGTCTCTGTGACCTTTGAATTCATCGAGGAACTCTGACCATGGCAACACTTCGAGGCGAATCTGGTTCAGTTGAATTTGAGACCGGTGGCGGCAGTCTCGCCACTGTTGTCGGCACTCGTAGCTGGAGCCTGTCAATCACTAAAGAAACCCTGGACACTTCAGTCCATGGGAACACTTTCCGCCAATTTGTTGGCAGCATGATTTCCGGCTCTGGAACAGTTGAGCTGGTCTATGACCCAGACGCAACGGGCCAAGCCGCTTTTGTCGAAGACATCGTTAAGGCAAACGATGCCGCTGATGCTTCGTTTGAGTTGTTTACTACCGGCAACACAAACGGCACTGATTCGGTTGCCTTTGGCGGGATTATTACTGACATGGAAATCACCTCAACTGTTGGTGAGCTAGTTATTGTTAGCTGCAACTTTATTACTAGCAGCACCATCACTTCTAACCTTGAGTGATGAGGCTATAGTTAAGATGACAAATCTGTCATCTAAATGCCTGCTGGAAATCGCACCGTTGATCTGCTGGTTGGGGCGTTTGACCTCAACCAGCGCCGCAAGTTTGAATTAAAAAACGCTGACGGCAAAAAAGTCGTTGATTTGTTTTTTAAGCCGATTACACGCGCTGACCGCAAGAAGGCACAGAGCCTTGCAGGTACAGAAGAGGCATTGGACATCAGCACAAACATGCTATGTCAAATTGCTGAGCTTGAGGATGGCACCAAGGCTTTTGCTGCTGCTGACGCAAACAAGCTGCAGCGCCAGCTCCCTGAATCTGTATTAAACGAGATTGAGCTGTTCTTGTTTGGCCTTGGAGAAGAGGCTGGCCTTGAAGAAGCAAAAAACGACTGAAGCAGGACAGTTGGCTCAACTTTGAGTTTTTCTTGTGCTGCG